AAGAACTGGCACGGTACGTCTGACGGTGCATCCCCTCCTGCTGGTGCGTGTGCGAAAGCCATGCACCGGCATTCTCTATCCTCGCTCCGGCATCGGCCACACGGAAACACCTGATGCCGGGGTTTATGACAACAACCAAGCCTCACGTTGGATTCAGTATCATCGAGCGTGCCGAACGCTTGGCAGACCTCGACATGGACACGTTGCGGCGTGTTTATGTCGGGTTCGGTTGCGACGAGCAGCCGTCACAACGGCACGCCAAGTTGCAGACGAACGGCATGACACGCGGCCAGCTTGTAGCGGGCATCCTGTCGTGGGAGTTTGACAAGGAGTTGGATCAGTGAAAACACTCGCTCTCATCGTCGTTATGCTCATGCCGCCAAACGGTCGCGTGGACGACTGCCTTGCCCGTTTGTTTGAGCGGCTGCGGCAGATCGACGTTCGCGTCCGCAACGGCTGGACCGAGCAGCAGCGACTTGACGCGACTCGGCGGGCACTCATGGCGTTCATCGAGTGTCGCGGCTACAACGTGCCGACGACTTCGCCAAACCCGAATGCAAATTGAAAGGAGTCAGCATGGACCTTTCCGTAGAAAAGCACCTGAAGCGTGCATTGGAAACCGTTGGTATTGCGTCGTCGTGTCTGACGTATTCTCAATACGTCCAATTCCTCGAAGAACTGTGCGACAATCTGAACGCACGACTCGATGCTGCCAAACACGATACGTCACGCAAAGACGAAGACGATTGACGCTGGCTGTGGTGCGTCGGGGAATCCGACGACGGACGCGGTTGCTCCCATGAATCACCAGCACTCCCCGCAGCGAGGAATCGTGGCGGGAGGTTTCGGCTAAGCGTGTGCTACGCATAGCAAGCGGCCCGCGAGCCGTGCCGAGAATCGCGGATAGTGAGTGCCACGGTTCCGAGAAGTCGGGAACCAACTTCATGATGTGGCACCCGTGGCGGATACTCGAAAGCCGCCATCACCCGCATGGCGGAAGCCGTGCGGAGTGGTTTGCCCAATAGGGCGGAAAGTGAGTAGCAATGAGCATCATTCCAGAAAACCCAGGTGCCGCTTGGGGATTGCCAGTAGAGGACCAACGTTTGCAGAACGTCATTGGCGTTCGCGTTGGCGTTCAGGAAGAGTTGTGCAGCGGACGTTCAAACGCTATCCGCTGCCGCAACTACATCGACAGCGACGGGAACCCAACGGGCGGATACGCACACGGACCCGGCATGTGCATTTCGTGGCAGGACGGGCCAAGGGGAAAGGACCGCAACGGCGAACTCATGGAAGCCAACGGAGCGTTTGTTGAGGACGCACTGTTGGCGGCGTGGCAGCGTCTTCTGCACTTCCAGAAGTCGCAGTTTGCGTGCCGCGAGAATGAGGTTGCTATGCGTCACATTCAGCGTGCGATCGGCGAACTGTTTGCTCGCTCGCAGGAACGGAACAAGCGTGGCGTGCTTGGGCAAAACAAGGTCTAAACGCATCACCCGCGAGCGGAAACGTTCGCGGCGTGGTTTCCGGCAGGTAAAGAGGTGCGGATGAACGTCGCACGCCGGAACGCTGGCCGTGGCTTGTTGTCGCGGCCAGCATTATGGAACCGACACTGTTTGACGAAGCCAAGCGGCTGAGCAAGGCGGACGAGCGGCTATTGGCACGCCTCCGCATCGGACCCGCTACCAACGTTGACCTGGTGCCAGTCTGCGGCCTGCGGTCATCGGCCCGCGTGCATGACCTGCGGCAGTGCGGATACCAGATCAAGGCCGAGCATGTCCGCGGCGGCGTGTGGCTCTACACGCTTTCCGAGTGATTCGCGTTGACGCACAATAGAGCGTAGGCTATAGTCCAGTCCGCAATAACGCGGCAAAGGAGTCAAGCATGAGCCAGATTCAGAAGCACGAACCGTCCGAACTCGCAGCGGGCCAGCACACACCCATGAGCATCCTGTCGGCGGCTGTCGCCAGCGGCATGGCACCGGAGGCGTTGGGCAAGCTCGTAGACCTTGCCGAACGCATGGACGCGGCAAACGCCCGCAAGGCGTTTGCAGACGCTATGGCCCGCTTCGGGGCGATCTGCCCGCCAGTGCAGAGGCGTACAGAAAACTCGCAGTTCCAAGTTACCCGCGACGGTCGCAAGGTGAACCGCATGTACGCGAGCCTGGACGACATCGCCGCCACGGTTCGCAAGCCGCTTGCCGAGTGCGGGCTTTCGTATCGCTGGTCGAATGCCGTCATCCACGAGGGCAAGCTCACGATCACCTGCGTGGTGTCGCACGAGTTGGGCCACTCGGAATCGAGCAGCATCACACTCCCGACCGAATCGCGGGCCGGGTGCAGCGAGGCACAGAAGATCGGATCGGTCAACACCTACGCACAGCGGTACTCGCTGGTGAACGCATTGGGCCTGACCAGTTGCGACGAAGACACGGACGGGAACGCCGACGACGCACCGGAGGCCAAGATCAGCGAAGCCGACCTGCTGGCGTTGGAAGTCGCCTTGGACGACGCGAAGGCTGACGTTGCCAAGTTCAAGCAGTGGGCTGGCGTTGAACGTCTGGCCGACATCCCCGCGTCGAAGGTGGCCGGTGCGTTTGCGGCGGTGGCACGCAGGAAGGCGGCTGCCAAGTGAAGATCATTCCATGCAAGCAAGGATCAACCGACTGGCTGAAGGCGAGGCTTGGTGTGCCGACCGCTTCGTGCTTCGACCAGATCCTCACGTCAAAGACCTTGAAGCCGTCCGCATCGCAGGCCAAGTACCGGGCCCGCCTCATGGCCGAGTGGTACTTGGGCCAGCCGTTGGATGATGCCGACAGCGGATTCATGCAACGCGGCACGGCTATGGAATCCGAGGCCGTGCGGTGGTTCGAGTTCACGACGGGGCTGGACGCGGAGGAAGTTGGGTTCTGCATGACCGACGACGGCGTAGCTGGTGCATCGCCTGACCGTCTGGTAGGCTCTGACGGCCTGCTCGAAATAAAGGTGCCGAGTGCAGAAACCCACATGGGATACCTGCTCAACGGGTTCGGTGATTACGTGCTTCAGGTGCAAGGTCAGTTGTGGGTGACTGGGAGGAAGTTCGCGTACCAGCTCAGCTACAACCCGTCCATCCCGTCCGTCCTGAAGCGTGTCGAGCGTGACGAAACGATCATCGCGGCGATTGCGGAACACGTCACGGCGTTTGCAAACACGCTTGCCGCGGCACGCGAAACGCTTCGTTCGATCAAGGGTGACACGGTGGCGGCAATCGATCAGTTCCGAGAGGCCGACGTGCCGTTCTGATCGGTTCCCGGTGGTGGTTCCCCGGTTCCCTGCGGTGGTGGACCGGCCCGCTGGCTGACGCTGGCGGGTGCGGTTTGAAAGGAGTCTCAATGCTGGTACTCACGATGGACCGAAACAACAGCGTCACCATTACCGCGGGGGAACAAGTCATCATTGTACAACTGCTGCGAACCAAAGGAGTAAAGGCTCGCATTGGGTTTGCCGCAAGCAAGCACGTGAAGATCATGCGAACAGATCCGATCATTGGGCTTGAACCACCAGAACAAACACAGCGTCCGCCCGCTCCGAAACCGTCATTTCCCCCGTCATCTGGAACAATGACCAAGGGCGGATAAGTAACGCGGCCTGCTGGCTTGGACGGAAACGGCCAACGCTGGCATTATGAGCGACACTGACGAACAGAACGACCTAGACGCGGCACGCATCGCATCATTCGTTGCACGTTGCTACACGCTGGGTTGGCGTGCGTATCTAGAAGGCCGCCGGTGCCCGAAGCATCCGGCCAGCGAACGCGGATGGACCGAAGCCAGGCACGCACGCGAAGTTTGCGACCGTGAAATCATGTGGTCGATGGACACAAAGTTCATCGCACCGTCGAGTATCTGAGGAGCATTATGGAAATCGCAATCGTCTTCATCCTGTTGTTTGGTCTGATCGGAAGCATGGCCGCAAGCGTTCGCGGTTGGCATCCGGCGATGGGGTTCCTTGCCGGGGCGTTGCTTGGGCCGTTCGCGTTGCTGCTGTTTTTCGTGAGCGGCGTTTCACACCGTGACCGCAAGCAACCCATGAAAGTCTGCTCGCAATGTGCCGAGCAGGTCCAGCCCGCGGCGAAGGTGTGCCGGTTCTGCGGGCACAAGTTCCAGTATTGAAATCGTGGCGGAATGTTGCTGTGGTAAATGTGAGTGGGTACAGTTCCTCGCTGTTTCTGTATCTGATGCGTGCAAACTCACACAACTCATCCGCCCCCCGACCGTGCCGAAGGTGCCATGCCGCATCCACAGGAACAGCCACGGTTCGGGGGCGGTGCGTTTTGGAGTCACCCAATGGCTGGTGATTGGATCAAGGTCAGGACGCGACTGCTGGAAGACCCCGCCGTGTTCAGGATGTCCGACCTTCTCGGTTTGAGCGTGGAGGCCGTTGGCGGACACCTGCTCCGCGTCTGGTCGTGGGCTACCGATCAGGTCATCGACGGTAACGCTCCCGGCGTTACAAGAACGCATCTCGACCGTATCGCGTGCGTTACAGGCATGGGTTCGGCACTGGAGTCTGTGGGGTGGATCACCTTCACCGACACGGGTGCGACATTCCCGAACTGGGAGCGGCATTTGGCACAAGGTGCTAAGGCACGGGCACTTACGGCGTTGCGTGTCCAGAAATCTCGTAACGGTGCCAGCGTTACCGAAGCGTTACCAGAGAAGAGAAGAGAAGAGAAGATCCTAAACACCCCCCATACCCCCCAAGGGGCGGAGGGTGTGGCACCGGC